GAACGTTATTCCAAGAGTTGAAAGTTATACTGCAACTAAAATTCAAGTACCGAAAACAGAATCGTATACCAGTGTGAAGGCTCAAATACCTAAAACAGAAGCGTATACAGATTTGAAACAACAAGTACCAAAAGTTGAATCAGTTGCAGATTCACAGGGAGTTAGAGATATAAATGCGTCAGAAATTCTTATGGCTGTTACAAGGAGAAATTTGTACAAGATGTATGAATCTACCCAAGGAGCAGCTATTGGACATATTTTATTTTTGAAAGGAAAAGTTGCTATTATGCCAAAACATTATTTAGGTAGTTTATATCAAAGTTTGCGCAATGATCCAGAAGCTTCAGTTTATTTTGAAGCTGTTTTATTGCGCAGATCTTTTGAGATTAAAATTAAAGATATGTTAGCTACTAAGAAGGAATATGACAGTCCTGACGAAAATGATGGACCTGTCAATTCGCGTGATTTGATGGCTTGTGTTATTAATACTGCAATTGTGCATATGGACGCTACATCTTTCTTTGCAACAAAAGGAAGTTTGTGTCGTACTGATTGTACAGAAGTGATGATGCCTGTTCTTATAAGAAATAATATCAAGTCTTCCGAAATGCCTATATTACAAATTTTATATGCTAAAGGAAGATCGGCCCTTATGAGAATGGAAACATTACCTGTTGCAGATGAAGGCAATACTATTACACGATATGTTAGAGATGCTTGGCAATATAATTTGGATACTCAAGATACTATGTGTGGTTCACCACTTATAGTTAGAAATACTCAAATTACACCAGGCAAGATATGTGGAATACATATTGCTGGATTATCTGGAACAGGTGATGGTTGGTCTACTCCAATTTATTTAGAAGATATAGAAAAGATTTTGTCTTTGTTTGGAGATAATGTGAAATTTGTGCAACATGCACGTTTTCCATTAGATGAATATCCAAAAGAACAAGGACAAATACCTGAATCTGCTGAATTTTTAAGATTGGGATCACTGAAGAAACCAGTTGCTCAACCTGCAGTTACTAAAATAATACCATCACCCCTTTACGGTAAGATTAAGGAACCTGAGTCAAAACCATGCGTTTTAAGGCCAATAACCTTAGAAAATGGTGAAAAATGGGATCCAAGAACTTACCGTTTAGGAAGATTAGGAAATATAACACAAGCTATTGATGAAACATTAATTACTCATGCTAAGAATGCGTTCGTTGATGAGTTGTCAACAGTTATATCTGCACATGAAGAATCGCGAAATGAAAATATTAAGGCAGTTTATTCATTTGAAGAAGCTTGCCTTGGCATTGATGGAGAATTATTTGTTAATTCAATTAAAAGAGATACTTCTTCTGGATTTCCTTTTATTCAGATGCCGAATTTTACTCGAAAAGACATATTTGGATCAGAAGAAGTTTATAAATTAGATACTCCTCAATGTGAGATATTAAAGAAACGATGTGCTGACATAATTGATAATGCAAAACAAGGAATTGTTTTGGATCATTATTTTGTTGATACGCTCAAAGATGAACGCAAACCTATTCATAAGGCTCATAAAACTAGATTATTTAGTGCTGGTGCCATAGATTATTTAATAGTTTGTAAGCAATATTTTAATGGACCTGTGGCACTTTTAAGTAAGTTACGTAATTTTAGTCATATTAGTGTAGGTACAAATGTGTATTCTGAAGATTGGGGACAAATAGTTAAAATTTTGCATAGAAAAGCAAAGAACATTATTGCTGGAGACTTTGAAGGATTTGATGCTTCACAGCATCAAAGATTATTGGAAGCTGCAGGAGAAGTTTTGATAGAAATATCAAGACGTTTTCTTGGAGCTACTGAAGAAGATATCAAAGTCATGCGAGTTTTACTAGTTTCCCTTTTTAACAGTATGCACATTTGTGGCAAAGAAGTTGTACAATGGACACATTCATTACCATCAGGTCATTATCTTACTGCAATTATAAATTCAATTTTTGTTAATCTTGCATTTTGTATTGTTTGGATGTTGGCCTTTGATATGTGTTCTTATTTCTTTGCCAGAAAATTTTGGAAGGAATGTGGGATTGTAGCATATGGAGATGATCATCTTGTTAGTGTACCTGAATCTAGATTAAATAAATTTAATCAGATTGTTTTACCATCCTTAATGTCATTAATCGGTTTAGGTTATACTATGGAAGATAAAGATGCATGTGCTACAGAAAAATCCCGACTTATAACGGACGTAAGCTATCTTAAACGGAAATTTCTATTTAATAAGATTGGAAATCGCTGGTTGTGTCCGCTTTCTCTATCCACTGTATTGGAATTTCCAATGTGGGTAAGAAAGTGTCCCGATCCAAATGCACAGACAATTGTTGAATTGGAAAAAGCAATTCAGGAATTGTCTTTGCATGATGAAGAAACATGGTGTAAATGGTTGCCAGTTCTTCGTAGATGTGGAGAAGAGCTGGGCCATTATACTGATCTTTTAGATCAGGAGGAAGTTAGATTAGTTGCCACATCTCAGACGGAATTACTTTAAGGCAAACGTGTGATCCCTGCATTAACTCAACAAATCTCCGATGTAAATAAAGAGTTTTTGTAACGCTGCGTTTGTAACTACCTGGGCTATTTAGCCTTACCTCCCAGGATGGGTAGTGGCAGCCCCACAATATCCAGGGAACCATCGGTATATACTATCAGGTTAAGTGGCCGATAGTACGAAGAATTCACTTGCTACTAAACAAGAAAATAATTCAATAGCTCAAGCTGAGGTAGCGCCTCAGGAAGGACAGAATGCTCAGGAGCAACAGGAAATCACTTCATTTAATGATGATCTTGCTGTTATTCCTGAGGGAGTACCCGGAGAGACACCAGTCCCGTCTTTTCGGCATGATCAATTCACGGACTTTTCAGACCATTCTATTATTTCGTTTTTAGAGAGGCCTCAGCTTCAGTCGTCGTTTCAGTGGGAATTCGCGCAATCGGGCGGTGCTTCGGGGTTGAATTCGATTGGTTACGATCTGTTGAAAACGAACGGCTCGCCAGGGTTGTTAGTACCTTCACAGATATTCAAACCCATGTACCTACGGAAACTGGACGGTTTTGCTGGGTTCAAAGCGACCGCAGTCTTCAAGTTACAAGTAAACAGCCAACCGTTTATGGCGGGCCGTCTGCTTATGGCAGCTACCCCCATGCCTACATTGCTAGCAGCGAGAGAAGATTATCTCGCCGCGACTATATCCAACCTGCAATGTATCCACCATGTACAGATGGACATAGCAAAACAAACTGAAGTTGAGCTTCGAGTACCTTTTATATCACCTTATAATTGTTATGATTTAATAACAGGCAATTTTGATTGGGCAAAGTTATATATTAAAGTTTATTCACCTTTAAATACTACAATGAGCGGAACAAAATTAGAATGTTTGTTGTGGTTTCATTTTGAAAATATAGAATTAGGTTTCCCTACTTCTGCCCCATTAAAAGCTATGCCTGCTACCTCTCAATCAGGTGAAATTAAGCAGCCCGAAGTTATTTTAATACCTAAATCTCAAAGTGGAAATTTGAGAAAAACACTACGTTTGCCTAGTTCAAATACATCATATTATATGGCTGTTAATACAACAGAAAAGACAAAAGAACAACTTATACCTGCGTCGGGATATCATTGTCATTTGAAGGGTTCATTAAGAATTTGTTTTGAATCACCTCCCAAAGGTGAGACTACAGGTTCTGTGATCCTTAAAAGTGAGAATGGTTATTCTTTTACAGCTATATATCCAATAATTTCAACACAAGGATGGAGCATGACTGATGTTGTTATACCAATAGAATTTTATTTTCAAGAAAATATTAAATTAACTTTAAATTTAACTGGTGATTCAGATCAACGTGCTACATTCTTAATGAATGTTATGCAATATGAATTAGGC